TTATGCGTTTGAAAAGCCTACAAAACTTGTAGCACATGGAGACACAGTAGTCTTTCCAGAACAATACACGAATGTCATAACTGCTAAAACAAGATATTACATTTGGCAGTTTAAAGAATCTCCACAACAAGCAGCTTTTGCTATGGATGATTATAAAAAATCTATGAGGAATATGAAATCTAATTTGATTAATCCTACTCCTCGTGCAATGACAGACGACAGAAGATACTTTTAATTTATGGCACGTTCACAACCTTATACAGTTGCATGTACAGGTGGCTTAATAAAGTCTGCTAACTCAATAGACTTACTTAAAACACCCGGTGCAGCTAGAGAACTTAGAAACTTTGAAGTCTCTATTGAAGGTGGATACAGACGTATTAATGGATTTGAAAAGTTTGGTGGTGAAAGTGCAACACAACCTACAGGTAGTGCTAACACAATTTTTGGTGTTATACCTTATGCTGATGGTGTGATAGTTGTAGTAGGTAATGCTTTATATTTTAGTCAAGATGGTATTACATGGTTACAGATAAATAAATTATCTGCTGGTGGTGGTGATACTTATGCTATTTTTACAGGTAAAGCAGCTTCGGTAAGAACTGGACAAGGACAAGCAACTTTTGCTCTATTTGAAAATGCTGGAATGGATTATGGTGAAATATTTATAGCCGATAATTCCACGAAAGATATTTTTTCTTTTAGAATGGAAGGAACCGGAGCTTTAAATACTAGGACATTTTTTACTAATGAAATAAGTCCTAACGGAGCTAATACTCCTGTAAAATTTATTACAGCACACGACCACCACTTAATTGCTGCTGGTGTAGAAGGTAACGAAACAACAGTTTATTATAGTGTTTATAATAACCCTGATAACTTTACAGGGACTGGAGCAGGTTCAGTTTCTATTTCAGATACGATAGTAGGTATTAGAGGATTCCGTGAAGACTTAATTGTTTTCTGTGAAAATAGCTTACACAAGCTTGTCAATATTAACGATTCAAATAATATTCGTATTGACCCTATTGCAGAAAACGTAGGCTGTTTAAGTGGTTACAGTATTCAAGAGATAGGTGGTGACCTTATCTTCTTGGCACCAGACGGACTAAGAACCGTTGCTGGTACTGCAAGGATTGGTGACGTTGAGTTAGGAACCGTATCAAAACAGATACAGCCTTTACTTACCGACCTTGCAAATAATATAAACAGCTACACGATTAGTAGCATGGTACACAGAGACAAGTCTCAATACAGATTATTTTATACAGATACTACACTAAATGCAAATCAGCAACGTGGTATCATAGGAACACTAAGACCTAACGGTTTTGAATGGTCAGAAACAAGAGGAATAGAAGTAACAGAAACAGGAACAGGCTTTAATGAGATTGGAGTTGAAGAACATTATCACGGGTCTACTACAGGTTATGTGTATATACACGATTCAGGTAATACTTTTGATGGCACTGCTATATTAGCAAGATATGCTACACCCGATTATGACTATGGTGATTTAGGAACTTTAAAAACTTTACACTACCTTAAAGTCTCTTCAAGTGCTGAAGGTGTGGTAGAACCAGATGTTCAAGTTAGATTTGACTTTGGTAGTACAGATATACCACAGCCACCAGACTTATTTGATTTAGGTGTGATTAATCCTCCATCGTTATTTGGTGAAGCGATATTTGCTACCAACGTATTTGGTGGAGCTGAAAGTCCTTTGACAAGAATACCTCTTTACGGTAGTGGACACAGTAACAATTTTACATTTATAAGTGAGGATACAAAACCTCCGTACACAATTAATGGTCTTTACGTAGACTTTATACCTTCAGGCAGGAGATAAACAAAGATGGCAATAACAAAAGTAACCGGTGGATTATTAGGCAACTTAGCTGTTGGTACAGGTAACGTAGCTTTAGGTGATAGTGCAGGACAAAGTATACAAAGCGGTGGTAATGAAAATACTTTTATTGGTGATGGAGCAGGTGCTTCAGTAACTACAGGGATTCGTAATGTACTTATAGGATACCTAGCAGGGGATGCACTTACAGATGCAAGTGAAAATATCGCCATAGGTAAGTCAGCTTTAAGTTTAGATACTTTAGGTACACGCACAACTGCTATTGGTAAAAGTGCATTATCAAATCAAAACTTTACTTCAAGTACTCAAACTTATAATGTGGCTCTTGGCTATGAAGCAGGTAAGGCAGTAACCACAGGCGTTAACAACACTCTTATTGGTGGTCTTGCAGGTGATGCTATCACTACAGCTAACAGTAACACAGCAGTAGGACAAGCCGCATTAACAGCTTCTACAACTGGAGCTAATAATGTATCTATAGGCTATCAGTCTTTATACGACAATACTACAGGCTTTAGTAATACCGCTGTTGGATATAGAGCATTAGCTAATAACACCACAGCAGATAACAATACAGCAGTTGGTAATGATGCTTTAATTTCAAACACCACAGGCACTAGAAATACTGCTTTGGGAACATTTGCTATGCAGGCACAAACAGCAGGGTATGACAATACAGCAATAGGATATGGTGCTATGTACAACGCTAATAATGCTGCTTTGGTTGTTAGAAATACAGCAGTTGGAAATGGTGCTTTATACAGCACCACTGGAGATGATACTACTGCCATTGGTTATAATGCATTAACAGCACAAACTAGTGGAAGAAGAAATGTAGCAGTTGGTATTAATTCAGGATATGCAACAACAACTGGAGCAGATAATACTTTTTTAGGTAGAAATGCAGGTTATTCAAACACCACAGCCAATAACAATACAGTAGTTGGTAAAGATGCTTTATTCGCAAACACCACAGGTGCTGGAAATACTACCATAGGCACTAATGCAGGAAAGGATATAACAACAGGAAACAATAACTTTTGTATTGGATATGGAGCAGGTACTAATAGTGGACCTGGTGGTGCACCAGGCGGTGGTATAACAACAGGAAGTAATATAGGTACTATCGGAAATGGAGATACAACTACAATTAATACGCAAGTTTCATTATCTGTAGCATCAGACGAAAGAGATAAAACAGATTTTCAACCTTTAAGTGCAGGTTTAGATTTTGTAAATGAATTAACACCATACACTTACTATTGGGACAAACGAGCTAAATATGTTGATTGGGACACAAATCCAAATACAGACTTAAATACAGTAGAACATGATGGAACTCATAAAGAGGATTGGCTTGACCTTGGATTTAAAGCACAAGATGTTGTCGCTTTAGAAGAATCAATAAATCATAAAATATCTAATAAAACTAATTTAGTTACCAGTCTATCAGGTGATGGAAAACAATACGCTTTACAATATGAAAAGTTTGTACCAATTTTGGTTAAAGCATTACAAGAAGCAGATGCTAAAATAGAAGAATTAACAACAAGAATAGAAGCCTTAGAAAGCTAGGAGTATAAAAAATGCAAACAGTAGAACAAGTATTAACAGCAGCAACCGATAGCGTAACGCTTATTAATGATATTAATGGTGGTACATACGATGTTGGAAATATGACCCAAGAAGAAATCAATGACATGGTACAAAGAAATGTAGACCATCTTGAGCTTATCTTGGCTTATGGACCATCAGATGAAAATGATGAAACACCTGACGTAGTAGGAGACTCATCAGATAAGTCTAGCTATACAGATGCAATTGCTACAGGTAATACATATATCACAGACAACAGCTAAATAAAAACACACGGAGAATAGACAATGGCAAGTTACACTAGACAAAGTTCGTTTGCAGACGGTGATACAATCACTGCTGCTTTATTTAATAACGAATTTAACCAACTTGTAAACGCTTTTCACAACTCTACAGGGCACAAACACGATGGCACAACAGCCGAAGGACCTGTTATAGGACTGATTGGTGATGCAGGAGAAACTTCTCCGAACAACAAAGTACTAATAGATACAACCAATAACTACATTGAGTTTTATGTAGAAGTATCTTCAGCACCTGTACAACAGCTATACATAGCCGATGGTGCTATTATCCCTGTTACAGACAGTGATGTTGATTTAGGTACAACAAGTTTAAGGTTTAAAGATACCTACACAGATACAATTACCACAACAGGTAATGTAGATATCGGTGGTAATCTTACAGTCACAGGTAACGCTACTATCTCCGGTAACCTTACATTTGGTGATGCAGACACTGACAGCATTAACTTAGCTGCAGAGATTGATTCAGACATTATACCAAACACAGATGGCACTTACGATTTAGGTAGTGCTACTAAAGAATGGCAAGACCTCTACATAGACGGTACTGCTAACATTGACAGCTTAGTAGCTGATACAGCAGACATTGATGGAGGTACCATTGACGGTGTTACCATAGCAACTTCAGATATCACAGTAGGAGCTGGTAAAACTTTAAACGTTTC